GTGCCGTGGGTCATCTTCTCCTTTTCTTTGTCCTGCTTGACTGAACGGCTGGCAGGGATATCCACCGCAAATAATGTCGGTTGGTTCCACATCTGCCCAGTTAATCTTTTTAATATCCCCATGATTTGGCACCTCTGGCCAATGCTTTTTTAATATTTGACAACAGTAAGGGTCTATTTCGGATTGCCATTTAACGGTCATACCAGCCCGTTCTAAACCTAAATCCATTCCGCCGATACCGCTAAAGAGACTTCCAACTGTCAAAGTCATGTCGCTGGGTTGGGTATTTCTAATGTGTGTAACGGTGTCCATAAACCATTCAAAAGAACTTCAGCATGGGTAATAACTTCCACGGGCATAAACTGGCCGTTAATAGTCAGGTATTCGACATCATGACTGTTTGATATAGCGATAGCAAAGACAGGGTGGGCAAAACGGTATTTACTTCCTTTTGTCCATATGCGAATTGGGTTAATTGGTTGGTGAAATTCAGTCATTGTCGGGTTTCCTTGTTGCTAGTCGGGTTGATATTTTTTGCATATCTTGAGGGCGCCATATGTGTACTTCCATGCCGGCGTCTTTAAGGGTTTCGTGCCAGGCTTTTTGTTTTTCTGATATGCGGCCTGTTTCGCTTTTTAATTCGGCGAATATGACGCCTTTGTATTTATGGGCAAGTGTCAGGTCAGGGTAGCCAGCGTGTCCTTGTAACGGGGTTTTCCACACCCCAGGGCGTATTTCCACAGCCCTAGTGTGCATAACTAGCCAGCCGTGCAATTTAGCCAGCATGATGACAGAACTTTGGAATGTTGATTCTTTCATAGTGTCCTGCCTGCAAATTCGGCGACTTCTTTTAGTTGCCACATTGGGTGTAACTGTTCCCTGGTAAGGCCGTAAGCGTTTGTGTCTTTGTATATCAGTTCACCGTTGTTTCGAATCTGCCAGGCGCTGGCCCAACCAGCAATAACAACATTGGGGGCGTCAACGATACAGAAAATGTATAGGGCGTCTTTGTCATGTTCACGGACTAGCAACCGATACTTTTTGCCGTCTTGGCGTTCTGTGCTTCTTACTTCGAATCCTGAAACATCGCTAGTACCTATACCGTCTTTTCCTGTCCACGGTAAATCTAGGAAGATTGACACGGCCAGTTCACTAACAGCACCCAAGAAGTCTATTTTTTGGCGCCATTCGGGGGTCATTCGTTCACGGTTGAAAAGGGTATCTAAACCTAGTTTGGCGCCTTCGGCCATACGCTTTTCGGCTACCTGGTTAGCCAATGCCATTTGGTTGTCGGTGAGGGTAATTAACGGCATTAACCCTGAAGCCTTTTAATCAGGGCGCTGGCGTCGTTTCGTGTTTCAGGTACTGGGCCTTCCCAATTTAAACCCCGTAAAAACTTTAGTTGGGCTTCCGATGGTGCATTAGTCGCATTAGCGCCTAGCGCCTGTGTACGGGGCTTCTCAGGCTGTCTCACAAGCGTTGCTGGGGCGCTGGTTTCTTGCCGGTGGGCGTTAACTACCTGTTGCACTTTGGTTTCGCCTTTTGTCCATAATGCCAAAGCAATACCAAAGCGCATGGCGGCATTTCGTAAGAAATCTGACACCAGCTCTTTGTCTAAATCGGCTTTGTGTGCTTCGACTGAACCAACAGCAATACGGGTGACACCTAAAAGCGTTAAATAGCCCCACATTGAAACGGTGGGAAACTCTAAAACTGTGCCGTCACGTTTAGTCATTTTGCCTAATTGCGTATGTGTTGCTGGTCTGCCGTTTTCCCAGGCAACTGGTTGCCATGACCATTCGGGGTCTATTTCAATCAGTATTTTTGTGATTTCGGCGTGGCCTACATAGTCAAGACGTGCACCGTTTTTTTCTATTTGCGAAACCGTCTGGGGGTCAGGTTTGTAATGGTCAATAAGTGCAATAAGTAGTGGGTGTGGTTCAGTCATCAGTTGCCCCTGTTCCGGTCGTAGGCTGTCCGTTGGTCGGGTGTCATGTTTGCCCAGGCGTGTAGTTCTGCACAGCGTCGGGATTCTTCAGGGGTCATGTGTAGCCAGTCGCCTGCTTTGCCACAGTTCAAGCAAATGCCTTGTAACAAATCCTGCATGCGAATGTCAAAGGGTGTTAGTTCTGTTTTGCATAGTTCACAGGTCATTTGAAGCCCCCCAAGCGCATAGCCACAATGGCGTCTTGGGTTGCTTAGTCAGATTCGACAAATAGATACCGTTTTCTTCGGCAACATACGCCAATTCAACTAACGCTTTACGCAACATTGCAATATCTTCGGATTGCTTTTCTAACTGCCAGGCGGCGGCTTTCATAGCAATTTCTGCTTTGCTTATTGCCATTTCCATAATTGAATTATTAAGGATTTGTTGGTCTTCATTAAATGGTTGTGTCATGTCGGGCCTTTCATGTTGTCGGGTTATTTTCTACGATAGCCAATTGGTGTTGCAGAGTAGCGCATACGGCGCCTGTCGCCTTCGGTGGTGTTAGCCCAAATACCCTGTAAAGCCTTTTCAGGGAATGACACGGCGTAAGCGAAACAGTTGTCGAATACTGGGCAGGCGTCACAAATTGGTTTTATGGCGGCTCTAGCGGCCGCTGATTCCATTGGGCTACCAGGAAAAAACAGGCTGGTGTCAATGCCTTTACAGTTTGCTAGTTGTTGCCAGTCGGGGCGGTCAACATTCAACATTTGTTAGCACATTCTCCACGGTTGCCAACCACAGGCGCCTGTTTCGGCGATTGTGTCGTAAAGCAGGAAACCAAATCTTAAGTTCAGGGTTGGGTCACTCATAGATTCTTCAAAAGGCATTGCGAATAGTTCTTCGGCCCAGCGCCTATGAACATTATTCGCCTGAACTAAACCGTGGTCAGAACCGTTAAAACTAGGGTGTTGGTAGCCAATGTTTAAACACCTGGTTTCTTTCCAAATCAGGCGCCCTAGTTTCTCTAAAGTTTCGGTGTTATTAGGCCAGCCAACAGATACAGCCACCGGCAACCATTCCTGGCATTTAGTCGCTGGGTCAACATAAGCCACCGTTGTAGTGGGCTGTGTCGAAGTAGTGGTACTGGTGCTGGTTGTCGTAGTTAGTTCTACAACCCTGTCCTGTAACTGTTGGGGTGACAAGTCGCCCAGGGTAATTGTTGCTGGTACTACAGCGTAGGTTTGGGGTGGCGTGTCTTTTTGGTTCACTACCGCAAAAGCGGCACACATCATGTAGGTAAATAGGGCTAGCCCTAAAAAGCGTTTCACATTCATTATGGTTTGTCCTTCAGTCGGGGTCAGGTCGGGTTATGTCTACCGATTCGGTAGGTCTATGTCAAGCACCCATAATAGTTTTAAATGCGTGGTGAACGACATCGGGGTGGTCGGCTAGTAGTGGGGCTAATTCGACATGAACCCATTGGGCGCCTTTTGAACCAATAGTGTTTTTATCGTAAACCCGCCAGGCGTCACGGTCACAGCGGTAGCCAGCGCCCCAACCTTTGGGGTTGTTTTTGTAGGTGCCTGCATAATCGTGGATTTCTTCTATACCTAAAATGTCACGGTGGGTATATAGGAAGTCAATCATTTTGAACCTTTGTTCAGGGGTGCCTTTGAGGTCTACGGCCCGCCAGGTGGCGTGTACTGACTTCTTTGGTGGGGTTGTGCCAACCATGTTTCGGTCATTAAAAATGCCTATGTTGGTAACACCGAAAAGGTAACAGCAATAGTCAACAAACACTTTGGTACCTTCACGCTTAGCGGCGTGTACGGCGTCTTTGTTGCCGGTATAGGGTCGACTAGTCATCGTTCTGTTCCTTATCTTTTAGGCCGTTGCTGGCAAGGATTCCTGATAGGGCGCCAGTAAGAAACAACATCATAGGGCTAAGAAGTGACCAAGCCGATTCGTCATTAGGTGAGACTTCCAAAGGCTGTACCACAAACAATAGGCCGTAAAGAAGTGAGGCCGTGCTAAGAACAAAAGTTAGTGACAGCGTGACACCGACAACCAAAATTAGCCTGGCTTTAATTTCGCTGTTAGTTAGTTTTTTCATTGTTGGCACCTAGTCGAAGTTGGGTTGCTGACACAGTTGTCACGGGTTCTGTCGTTACAACTGGTAACAACAAACATTAAGGCCACAGCCAAAAGCGCAACAATCCCAAGCGTTTTCATGTCAACGGGTGGTTGATGTTGTAAACGGATTGAGTTACCCATGCTTCGTATTCGTCGTCGGTCATCAAGCGTTCGTTGTCGTCTACTTGGATATAAACGGCGTCTTGTGGGTATAGGGTTTTATATTCTTCGGGGGT